ATTTATTGTATGGTTTAGTCATCCCGAGTCTATTGATGGTGATCGGTAGTGTCATTATGTTTTGGCGCTATCCACTCATTATCTTTTTGATGTGTGTTTTGATTATCGCAGTCGATTGTTGTGTTTATCAACGATTGATCGATATGTCAAAGGATGCTCTGGCACGAAGTATTGCTAAGCGCAATGAGAGTTTATCTCCGGCGCTAAAGGCATTCAAGAAGACCTATTGTGCGTATATTTTCTACGGACTAGGTATTGCTGTATCCATTATGGCTATCTTGAAAGTTGCTAAGAGTTTGAGAGATATTCTGACAGTTGAGTCTGGAAGTCTTTTACATCCTACTAGTGCTGACGACATTGCAACGCGTGACGCGCTCCCAAATGAATGGAGTGAAGTAGCGCGTGTGACATGTGTACCAGGAACTGCCACGGCTGTCCAATTACTGGATCTAGCTAAACGCAACACTTTTTGTGCTCGTGTTCATGGAACTACTGGTACACGTGTTGATCGAACAGTTGTGCTCCACAATGGAATGTGTGTTTTACCAAAGCACTCTTTCATTGGCATCGGATCTTGTTTTAAACTTGAACTGCGCAGAGATAATTGGAAAGTTGATATTCCTCTTGATGAGAAGAACACTTGGCTGCATCCCGAAAAGGACATAGCCTGTGTTTATAGTGCTCGGATCTATGGAAAGAACTTACTCAAACATATGCGTCAGTCCGATGTGCGTGATGCTCGTTTGCCCTTTCAAGGGTCCAATATTATGTATTCCATTTTGAAATTGGATAACACATGGTATCAGGATTCTGCGATCGGATACTGGCAATCACATATTCAGGCTACTGAAGGCTCATTCTGTGGATGGCGATACACTAGCTCAATTGAATCTCAACCTGGCTTCTGTGGAAGTCCAATGGTTGTCCAGACAGGTGATGGATGGCGTTTTGCTGGAATCCACCTCGCTGGAAAGGATACAAATTCCGCTTGTGGTAGTGTTTGTTTAGAAGACTATCAGGCGGCATGTGCTAAGTTCGCTGTTTTACCAGATATAGCAGATGAAGGGGTTCTCTCCAACACTGTTATTGGTCAGAAAGATGCTGTGAAACTAGATGCACCTATGGATGACTCCTCGCCATTGAAGTGGCGTGAAGGTGATATTAATTACGTTCATTTGGGTTCCGCTGGTGCTACATCGAAGTTTTATTCGTCTGTTGAACCTAGTTTGATTGCAAAGACTGTTGAAGAAGTCACTGGCGTCAAGAATAACTATGGTCCACCTATGACCAATCCGTGGTACCAACCATACCATTTGGATTTGGATAAACGTGCGGATCAACCACTGGGCTTCAGTATTAACGAGATTAGTATTGCGCGTGAGGATTATATTCGTGTGTTGTCGAAGACATATAACGAGATGCATCCTGATGTGCGAGCTAGTTTAGTCCACCGTCCCTTGGATAATGTTGAAATCATGTTTGGAATTGATGGGTTGAAGTTCGTAGATCGTATGAATTTTGCTACCTCACTTGGATTCCCTTACACAGGTTCGAAGAAGAAAGCCTGTGTTTTGGATGGTAGTGGTGTACCTGTTGATTTTGAACCATGGGTGTGGGAAGAAGTCGCTGTTGTTGAGAACATGCTAATGCATGGGCAACGTGCGAATCAGCCCTTCAAAACATCCCTGAAAGATGAGATCACGAAGCAATATAAGGATGATGGTGAACGCAATACGAAAGTACGTGTGTTTACTTGTGCTCCTATTACCTTGCAAATCCTGATTAGAAAGTATTTCTTGCCAGTTGCCGCTTTTATGTCGCGCTTCCCGTTGAGAAGTGAACAAGCGGTTGGTATTAATGCGTCTGGTCCTGATTTCCATGAACTTATAGAGTATCTTAAAGTTAATGGTGACAAGGTTGGCTATGTTGCTGGTGATTTCTCCAAATATGATCTTGGTATGTCGCCGGATGTAATTTTGGCTGCTTTTGGTTGTATGATTGACATTGCTCGGCTCATGAAATTTGAAGAACGAGATTTGTTTCTTATGCAAATGATTGCAAATGAAGTTGCCAATCCGGTTGTTGCGTATCATGGAGAACTTATCCGTTTATCGGGTAGCAATCCATCTGGGCAAAATATGACTGTGTACATCAATGGTATTGTGAATGCAATTTACCACCGATGTGTCTACAATCGTGTTGTAACAGACAAGTCACTGTTATTCGAAGATAATGTTCGTGTAACTTTTTATGGTGACGATAGTTTGTTTGCCCCAAGTCAACAAGTGAGTGATAAATTTCATTTTAACACACTTTCCACGGAGTTTGCGCGTGTCGGTATAAAATACACGCCCGCAGACAAATCGGATAGTGCACCTGATTTTGTTCCACTTGAGGATGTTGATTTCTTGAAACGTACTCCTATATACAACCCTGATTTGAAGATGTATTTGGGAGCTCTGTCAACAGAGTCGATTCTGAAATCCTTATTTTGTTCTGCCAGTGATACGCTTCCCGCTAACATTGCATCTGGAGTTAATCTAGATGGTAGTATTCGCGAGATGTTCAATCACGGGCGCGGACCTTATGAGGAATGGCGAAATAAAGTCCATACTATAGCTTCAAAACACAATTTGGGTGCGTTCATTAACAACCTCAATACGTCGTATGATAGCTATATGGCAAATTTTGTACGTAAGTACCTCCCCGAGCCTGAATCTCATTAAACTTGTCATAAACGCGCACTGCCGCGCGTTGTGCTAAAGAGCAGACTACATATTTGGATACCATTTTCGTGATCATTTTTCTCGTAGATCGCGGAGATAGGCTTTATGTTTTAGGAATTAGATGTATTTACATAGGATTTGTCCACCAATTTTGAGATCGTGCTGTACATAGTTTGACACTACTTGTGCAGTATTAAATATAATGTGTTACCAATTTTGATTTACTTAGACGGTTTAAGAAGCCCCCACAATGTGCTTCATGTGTAAGTCCGCAGGATAGCGGCAAAATTATTGATTTACTAGAGAAGATTTACTGTTCAGTACGTGAGATTCAATCTCGCGTCGCTCGTGACAATCTTTCTCGTAAACGCACCTTCGCCACTCTGGATTCTCATTCAGAGGTAGAAGTTGCACGCGGAGATACAGGTTCTAAACAGATTTTGGAGTTTGTTGATTCCGACCCCGGTTATGGTATTGACATTACTGGTGCCAAAGATGAAACATTTGATTCAATTCAGTCTGGCGATTCGTCGCTGGGCGAATTTCTTAGGCGTCCAGTTAAGATATATGAAGATAGGTGGAGTTCTACTTCGCCTCTTGGTATTATTTCTGGGTTTAATCCTTGGAAGTTGTTTTGTGAAAATCCAGCTGTTTTCGAGAAATTGAAATATTTCAATAACTTGAGTGGCAACATGGTTGTAAAAGCTGTGATTAATGGTAATGCATTTTTATATGGACGTGTGTTGATGGCTTACGAGCCGTTACAGGCGGATTCCAGTTTTACATATCCTCTCATAGCAACTCGTGATTATGTGCCAATTTCGCAACGGCCACATATATTACTGAATCCCACAACATGTGAAGGAGGTACTATGCAATTACCTTTCTTTTGGTATAAGAACTATTTGAGTATTCCAGACAGAGATTGGGATGATATGGGTGAGATACTTATCGTACCTTTGAATCCACTTCTGCACGCTTCTGGAGAAAATGCCAATGTAAGTATAACTGTGTACGCATACATGGAGGATGTCAAACTCACGACTCCTACTGCTTTGCAATCCAGTTCATTACTTGTTTCTCATGCTAAAGGTCGAAAAACAACTATGCGAGCAAATGATGAGTATGGTAAAGGAATTATTTCTAAACCTGCTAGTGCAGTTGCTGCTGCTGCAGGATGGCTTAATAAGCTACCTGTGGTTGTTCCATATGCTCGTGCTACAGAGATGATCGCGACCAAGATTGGTGCAGCGGCAACTTTGTTTGGATATTCTCGACCACCCAATATTAATGGAGTTGACCAGGTGAAAGTCATGTCAGCAGCTCCTTTTGCTGTGGTTGATCGTAGAGATGAGGTACTCAAGCTCACTCTCGATTCCAAGAATGAATTGACTATTGATCCCCGAACAGTTGGTCTACAGTCCCAAGATCACATGGGAATTGTGGATATAGCGCAGAAGTCTTCACTTCTTGCGACTACACGTTGGGGAACTTATGAAAACAGTGATATACCAGGTGTTGTGCTATTTAATGGCAATGTTACACCTGCTTTAAGTAATAATTTCGGCGACCAGTATAATATGACACCAATGGCATTTATGTCACAAATGTTTGAATATTGGCACGGTACAATCACTTTCCGTTTTCAAGTCGTTGCGTCTAACTTCCATAAAGGTCGTTTGTTGTTACAATATGACCCAAATGGTTATTTGAATGTTGACTCCAACAAGCAGTATTCGGAAGTTATAGATATTGCTGAAACTCGAGATTTCGAAGTTGAAGTTGGATGGGGCGTGTCTCAACCATTTTTGAAGATACGCACTATCGGTGACGTTGCTGCAGATTGGGCAACGCGAGGTTCATTAGCCCCGCTAGATCCAGTCCATAGCAATGGACAGTTGACTCTTACTGTTTTGAACGAATTAACAGTACCTGGAGATCCTGCCACTGCACCTGATGTTTACATCAACATTTGGGTTAAAGCTTGTGATGATATTAAGTTCACTGTACCCGATAGTACAAAGATTTCGACATTGTCAAATACGCCTTTGTTAGTTTCTTCGTCCTTGTTGGAATCACATTCCGACGCTATGACAATGGTAGATAAGCAAGAAAATCAACCACTTGAAACTATGGCCATGTCGATGAACTCAGAAGCTGCGCCTCAGACAGACCACTATATGGAAGTTTTCATGGGTGAACATGTTACAACTCTGCGAGATTTATTTCGCAGATATTGTTTTCACACCGCTTGGAGACTTCCTACCAATCCATCTGGAACGAAAATTTCCACAATACGGAACAAGGTTCGGCCTTTTTACCGTGCGAGCTATGCTAACACTGGTGATGGCGTACTGGATTATACCGATTCATCTCTTGTGAGTCGATCTATTAACCCTGTTCCCACTTTTCCTCTCACGTACTGCATGCCTGCTTTTGTTGCATGGCGCGGTGCTATACGTAGAAAGGTTATAAACAACAACGATACCGGAGGCAACATGAGATTCATGTGTGTCCAGCGTGAACCATACGCTGATTTTTCTCCAGGTTTAATCGAAGAATTTCCCTCGAGCCCAGTCGATTTTGCGAATGCAGTCGACTTAGCCAGGAAATCATTTATGGGTACCGAATTGACGACAACTCGTCTAACCGGTCTGATAGAATTTGAAAGTCCATTTTATCAGAATGCCCGGTTTCGTCCTACACAGACGTTACCAGTCAGTTCCATCCAATCCGAAGGATACCAAGTGATGAATCTGAATCAATCAAGTCAGGCTTCGTCTGCCGAGACATTTATGCTCGACTACGTTGCCACCGGTGAAGATTTCACCCTGTTTTGGTTTCTGAATGTTCCTAGAATGTTCAGATACGACTTTCCAAACGCCTCTTAATTATTTAATTCCGTTTTCGAACGGAATGTCTTTTTACGCCTGGTAGGCATTGATGATACCAGGAATAGGTCAGGACCCGACCGAACGGCAAGACGCTATAAAGAATGCCGACGTGTGTCCCTCCTCTCTAGTAGAGGTGGGGTGTCTTCCTACTTAGTGGAACATAGAGTTTATGTAGTAGTGACGCCCCGGGGGCGCACTCTACACGGTTTTCGTAAGACCCGTTTTTTTATCTATGAGTCCAATTTTAGGAATAGACCACACGTGAACTCCACCACGTGGGTCCTTGTGCC